GGCTCAAGGCGTGGGACGGTCTGGTGGCGGGATGCCCGGTGGACCGCGATAGCTGGCCGGCGAGTGCGGAAGAGTACACGGTGGAGCTCCCGAAATTAAATCCGGACTACGATCCCGCCAAGCCCTACGTGGATCGCACCAAGCGCCCGGAAGAGTGGACGGTGGTGGGCCTACTCGGCCAGCTCCGCGTCCGCGTGGCGAAGACTGCAAAAGCCGACGACTGGATCGGACCTGGAGCGGAGCCTGGCGTGGCGGAGCGGTGCGCCGCTAAGGACTCCCGGATCCAGCTCATGGAGATCTTGGCGCCTTTCGACGCGGAGAAGGGATACGCTATCGGCCTCGCCCTAGTGCGGTGAGCGGTGGCCTCGACATAAAGGTTAACCTCGTAGACGCGGCCGGCGTCGCTCAGTGGCTCCGGGCGCTTTACAAGGATCAGATCCCGTTTGCGACGAAGGTGGCGCTGGACGCCACGGCCTTCGACGCGCGGCGGACGCTGGTGGACGAGCTCCGCCAGCATTTCACCGTGCGGACGGACTGGACCGCGCGGCGTATGCGCGTCCAGAAGGCAACGAAGCAAGATCTGGTTTCCTATGTCGGATCCACCGCGCCATATATGGAGCTCCAAGCGCTGGGCGGCGTGAAGCGCCCACGCTCAAAGCTGATGGGAGCGCCCACAAAAGAGCTCCGCGCGCTTAGTCCGGACGGGACGGCGCGGCGGAAACTCTGGCCGAACAAGTGGATCAAGACTGCCCGGACGCGGAAGCGCCGGCAGGCTTTCACGATCCCGCTACGCTCCGGCCGCGTGGCCGTGATGCGGTGGGTAAATGGCGAGCGCGAGCAGCTCTATACGTTGACCAATAGAGCGACGATCAAGCCCGGCGCCTGGCCGCTCTATTCGACGGTCCGGCGCGTGGCCGGCCGGCGGTGGGCGCCTAATGCGGTGAAGGGCCTCAAACGTGCGATCAAGACTTCAAGGCGGAAACGATGACCGCGGAACAATACAACGCGAGACGCGCCGGATCTCTGTGGCTGGTGGACGATCTACCGCTGGCGCTCCAAGCGAGTGGTGAGCCGGACTCCGCCGCTTTTGCGGCGTGGGTCCGTGGCTGGCAACGCAACCACGGGCTGGAGGCGGACGGTAAACTCGGACCGCGGACGTGGGGCGCTATGCGCGCGGAGCTCTTCGAGCCGGACCAGCCGGAGCCCGTCCCGGCGCCGGTGGACTCTCGCGTGGATACTCGGGCGGAGGCGCGCGCGGTGCTCTCCGCCGGGATGCGCTACAGTCCACACCTACAGGGGGAGCTGGAGGCGGCGCTGGATATCCTACAGGGATCGTGGTCAATGGCCGCGGCGCTCCGCGTGCTTCGCGCGGCTCGTCATGATGGCCGGATCATGGTCGCGGACATACTCCGTAAGGGCGGAAAAGACGCGGAGGAGCTGTATCAACACAAGGCGCGGACGGCCGCGGATATGCGCCGCGCCTATTCGTCCCGGTGGCATGAGTGGATCAACCCTGATCACCGCCACGGGATCGGAGTGCATTGGAGCGCCGGGACTGGTGACGTGGAGAAGCTGGCGGACTATCTGATCCGCCGGCGCCCTGGCCGCGTCTCGACGAACGCGATCATTGGATACGATGGCTCCACCGTGTTCCCTTTTGCCGCTTTTCCGGACGTGGCTAACGGTGATCCGGAGTGCATTTTTACAGCTCATGGCGCCCACAATCCCGGCTGTATCGGGCTCGACTTTACGTCTCCGGGCTTTCTGGAGCGCCGCGGTGGCCGCTGGTATGCCAAAGGCGGCGGACCCGTTCCCGATAGGGTGATCGATACGTGCGGCGTTGTGACCCTGGAAGATCTGGAGCTCCGGAGCTGGCCGGGCAAGCCTACCGCGGAGTGCCCGTGGATTTACCGGGACAGCAAACCGGGCAAGGTCTATAGCGTGCGTCACTTCCTGGCGCCATCGTGGGCGCAGCTCGCCGCGTTCTTGGTGGTCGGCCGAGCGCTAACGTTAGTCTTTGAATGGACGGATCGTGATCTGGTATTGCTAGGCCACCACCAGCGGAGCGCGTCCCGCGCGGACGTGTTCCACTATCCGCTCCGGTGGCTTCGGGCGGATATGCTCTCCGGCGTGGACGTACTCACGCCGGACCATTGGCTGGCGCGTGTTAACGCGGAGAAGGTGAACGGCCTTTTAAACGAGTACCGGCGGGAAGTGCGCGGGCTCGGTTGGTAGCTTTGGGAGATCGCGATGAGTAACGGACAACCCTGGCCAGAGTGGGCGAAGAGCTCGGTGAGTCTGGTGGTGGGCGTGGTGATCGGCGTGGTGGGTCTTTTGTCGTATCTGGACGGCAAATACGCGGCCAAAGACGACTTGACACGATACGCTAAACGCTCTGATCTCGTCGTGCTAGAGTCCAAGGTAGAGCCGCTAATGAGAGGCGGCGAAGAGCTGCGGACCGCGGTGGATAGGCTTCGGGAGATCTTGAGCGATCTACGCGTGGCGGTGGCCGAGCTGGCGAGGGGGTGATCGTGGTGCAGTGGATCTTTCTGGTGTTTGTCGCGGTGGCGTGTAACGCGCTCCCGTCTCGCGAGCTCCCGCCGGCCGTCCCGGACGTGGTGACGGCGCAACACGTTGAAGACGTGCAAGCGGACGCGGAGGAGCTCACCCGTCAGATCCGAGAGCTGGCCGAGAAACGCAAGGCGGCCAGACGGTGACGGGGCTCGGCTCGCTTGGCGGCGCGCTTGGGATCTTGGGTCTTGCCGTTTATGCGCTCGTTCAAGTGCTGAAGACGGCCACCGGACCGGACTGGCGGAAGACGCGCGCCGGACGCGCGGCGCTGAAGGCGTCGCCGCTAGTGCTCGGCGCGATTCTGGCGGTGGTGCCCGGCGTGCTCGACGGATGCGCCGCGATCTTCTATGGCCAGCTCCCGGCGCTGGCCACGTCCGCGCGTGCGCTGCTAGGTCTGGTGGCCGGTTCTTTCTCCACCACGATCCACGCCATCGCGCGGCGGAAGGTGGTGGAGCGCCTGGAGGGCGCGGAGCTGGACAAGTGAGGCGGCGCCTTTTGCTCTGGTGGCGGCGCTGGTGGTGGGCGCTGGTGGGCGCTGGCGCGCTTTTCCTGGCGCTCTTCGGAGGCCGGTGGAGCCGGTGGAGCCTACGCCAGCGGAAGAGCCACGCCAGCGCGCTCCGGCGTAGCTATGAGGCGCGGATCGAAGCGGAGATCGTGAAGCGGCGCCTGGACGAAGACGCGGAGGCGCAAGTGAGGCAGATCCGCGCGGACCTGGAGGCGGACCTGGGACGCGTCAAGCTGAAGCAAGCGGATCGGGAGGCGGCGCTGGCCGCGGACGCGGACGAGCTGGTGGAAGCATACCGCCGGCGCGCTAGCAGGCTCGGCCGGTAGCGTGGGCGCTCAAACCCTGGTGATCGGTTGTCTGGTGGCGCTCCAAGCGGCTCCGCCACCGTGCGACGATCCAAACGTCCGCCCGGCGAGCTGCGGAGCTCCGCCGCGGTGGATATGCCTGGCGCCGGACTTCGCGGCGGCCGATATCGCAGATCGGGAGGCGGCGCTGGCCGCGTGCGACGCGCGGCGCCGGGCGGAGCTGGCGGAGCTCCGCGTGAGCATGAGCCGAGATCTGGCCAAGCGCGGCGCGGAGCTCATGGCCGAGCGGACGCAACACGGGATCACCCTGGACGAGCTGGATCGCGTCAATCGCGCATTGAGACAAGCGGAGAATGAGGTGAGCTCCCGTTGGACCACCTGGGAGCTTGTGGGCTTTGTGGCTGGTGGGCTACTAGTGGGCGCCGCGGTGGGCGGCGTGGTGGGCTGGCATCTTACAAAGTGACGCCGCGGGACGTGATCCCCTTCTCCCGGCGGCGCTCGGCCAGCCGGGCAACCGTCCCGATCAGATCAAACTCTGGGAATGACTCCGCCAAGCGCTGGAGGTGATCCACGTTTAGCGGCGTCCGGCCGGATCGGAGATCTTCCAGATTGCGCGGAGTGACGCCAATGGCCGCGGCCACGTAGACGATCCCCAACTGGCGCGTGAGCGCGTGTAGATCTTTCATTTCAGCGCTCTCCTTCATGCCAATCTTCCCAGCGCGCGGAGGCGCAGTCTTCGCAATGCGGGAGCCCGTCCCGATCTTCGAGTCCGGGATCAGTGAAGTCTCCGCACCCGGCGCAAGTGACGCGCGCCCACGGCATGAGCGCGGGATCTTGCGCCCATGGGCGGACGATCTCCGCCACCGTCTCCGCCAGCGCCGCGGCGGGATCTGGCCGGCGGTAGATCTGAAAGCTGGCGAGCTCCGGCCACGCGAGCCGCGCAAGCGCCAGAGTATCGAGCGCCGGCGCAAGGTCCGGACGATTGACGGCCAGCGCTCGGCGCGTGCCTGGTGGAACGGCGAGCAGTGCCGCGGCTAGATCTCGGATGGTTAGTGTGTCCATTGGTTTTTCCCTTGTGAGGTGATGAAGGCGCCCACTCCACCGTGGAGTGGGCGCCGCTGGTTTCGGCGCTTAGAGCCCGATCCGATCCATAAGCGCGTCCGCCGCGTTTTCCCCGTGGCGCGCTTCGTATTCACTGATCAACAAAGCACGAACCAGCGCGGCCTCCGTTGACACGGTGGATCCGCCAATCAGCTCCACCGCCTCCACGATCACGGCGTCACTTTTGGAGGCGATACGGGCTTTCATTTTCGCGAGCGTGGCTTTCATTGGTTTCTCCCTTGTGTTTCGCGATGCGTCCCGCATCGCTTGATCTGTTTGTCTCACGGCTCGCCACGGAACACAACTAAAAATCACGCAAAAGGTGAGAAAATAAACAAGCCGCGGACGATAACTTGACAGCCTGTTAACGGCGGCTCTACTTTCGACGCTCCGCCAGCGCGGCGGGCTCGGAGTGCAGCGGCGCCACGGTGGCGCTCTCCGGTCCGTCCGCTGGCTGGGCGATGGCAAAACGCGGAGGCGAGACTATGACCACACGATCCCTACTTTATCGACTATCGGAGCTACTCCACCGGGAGGCGGACGCGGCGCGGCGCGCGGGGCTCACGCTCGAGGAGCGCGGGGAGCTCGAAGCATATGCGGCGGAGGCGGAGCGCCTGGAGCTGGAAGTGGAAGGGCTCACGGAAGAATTGGATCAACTGAAGGCGGAGCTGGAGACGGCCAAAGATCAAGCGCTAATCTGTGAGACGGCGGCCGATGACGCGGAGAAGAAGGCCGCGGAGCTCGAAGATCGGATCGGAGATCTGGAGCTGGCGCTAGAAGATGAGAAGCGCGCGGCGGCGCAGGCGGAAGAAGAGCGCGCGGCGGCGGAGGCTCGGCTGGCGCAGTTTCGGGAGCTGTTGGCGTCATGAGAGCATTTTTTAAAGACGCGTTCATGGCCGTCGCGTCCGCGGCGCTTCTGATTTATCTCCCGGTGGCCGGCTATATCATCGGCGGCGCCATCGGCGCGGTGGGCTTCTTCGCTGGCGCGGCGCTGACCCTGGTGGGGGCGCTGGTGATTTACGAAGGGGACTGACGTGGGGATCTTCGGGCACAAGGGGCGGCCGGGGGAGCCCACGGTGGAAGACTTGGAGCGCGCGCGGCGCCGGGACTGGCTCCACGTGTCTCCAAGCCAGATCAAGACGTTTGGAGTGGAGCCGGCGGACGGGTGCGCGTCTAAGTGGTACGCGTCCACCGTGCTCGGGCTCCGCGCTCCGGCAAAGCCGCACCTGGAGACGGGCAAACGTTGCCACGCGGAGGCGGAGCGCTATCTGGAGACGGGGGAGGCGCCCGGACCGATTATCGCGGCCGGGCTCCACCACCTTCCAAGTCCACCGATTGATCCCCGGTACATTGAGCAGCATTTCGCGATCCGAGATCCCCAGCTCCGGCCGCTGGTGATCGGAGCGATTGATCTTGAGTGGCCGGACGCTCCGGTGGCGCTCGACCACAAAACCACCACGGACTTTAGATATGTCCGGACGCCGGAGCAGCTCTCGCGAGATCCACAAGGGGTGATCTATGGCGGGATCCTGGCGATGAAGCGCGCCGGCGCCACCGCCACCGGGGAGATCTACCACCGCAAGCAAGGGGACGAGCTGATCCCTTATCCGGTGTTCCAGCTCTCCCGCTTCACCGATACCCCGATCACCTTTCGCCACGTCTACTACCGGACGCGGCGGCCGGACTCCCGTATGGCCGAATACACGTTCAAGGCCGGAGAGCTCTGGAGCCGGTGGGCTGATACCGTCCGCGCTCCCGTCGCACGTATGACGGAGATCGTGGAAGCGGAGCCGGAGCTGGTGGACGTGGACCACAACCTGGACCGCTGTAGAGACTACGGTGGATGCCATCTACGCGGTGTATGCGCCGCGCTCGGCCGTGAGTCGCTCGGCTCCGCGTCCGGGCTTTTTAAAACCAAAGCAGAGAACAAGGGGACCGAACCGATGAGCGATCTATTAGCGAGACTAAGAGCGCGCAAGGCGGCGCAAGGCGCACCACCGGCGGACAGAGAGACGGAGGCGCTAGACGATCTGAGCCGGCAAAACAGCGCGGCTCCACTCCCGGAGCCACAAGCAACTCCACCAGCCGAGCCACCGGCCGAGCCCACGCCACCGACGATCAACCCGCCGGACGGCGTGGCGGAGGGCCAGAGCTACACGGAGCCGGGCTCGGAGCCGGAGACGGCCTTGAATGATCGGGATCCCGTTATCCCGGCGGAGCTCGACGTACCCCACGCCGGGGAGCGCGTGATCGGGCTGAAGAAGGCGCAGCTATTGGAGGCGCTCCCGGCCGTCCGGGACCTGGCGCTGGCCGCGGATATGGAGCCGGCGGCGCAATACACCGGCCGTTGTCCGGCGGCGTTTCTCAAAGAGTTCAAGCGGACCGCGCTCCGGGACGATCTCCACGGATATCTGAAGTATCTGGATGGGACGTGGAGCGCGGAGTGGTATCTGGCGGCTAAACAAGCGGCCAATGATGGCGGGATCCCGTCCAAGGTGGCGGACGCGCTGGCGCAGCTCCCCGTGGAAAGTGCGGCGGAAACTTTGCAGAGCGCGGCGGAAACTTTGCAGAGCGCGGCGGAAACTTTGCAGAGCGCGGCGGAGCCCGTGGAGGTGGTGGAGGTGGCGCCACCGCCGGCGGAGGCTCGCCACGTAGAGGCGCCCACAAGCCCGGAGCCCGTGGAGCCGGCGGAGGAGACGGAGCCGATCCCGGAGCTCTCCGTACTGCTGATCGACTGCTACCCGCGCCACCTTCCCGCCGTCCCGGTCTATTTTGAGCAGTGGATCGCTCCGGCCGTGGAGGCGGTGGAGGCGGAGCTGGGAGGGGATTGGCTGGCGGAGGACTATAGAAAGGGGGAGCGCGGCGTGGCCGCGGCGCTCCGCCAGCTTGTGAGCGCGGACCGGCTCCAAGTGCCGGCGGTGCTCGTAATGCGCCGGGACTGCCCTGGCGCGGAGTACGCGATCCCGTTTCTCGTCCAGCTCTTCGACGTGGTGATCGAGGGCGTCCGCTAGTGTCCACCCTTGCCCAACGAATGGCCCACCGTCGCCGGGCTCACTCCGCCGCGCGTCCAGCGCAGCCCACCACCGCGGAGCGAGCCCGGCGGTCTTCCGCCTTCGACCTGGACGCACTGAAGCGCCCGGACTGCGGGCTGGAGCTCTTCCCGGTCCAGCGGGAGGCGCTGGACGCGTGCGCCACCCATGGCGGGCTCTACGCGCCGATTCCGGTGGGTAATGGGAAATCCTTTATCGCACTAATGGCCGGGACGGTAATGGGCGCGAAGATCTCCCTGGTCTTCACGAAAGCGAAGGTGGTGGGACAGCTCCGGCGGCAGTTTGACGCGCTCCGGGAGCACTACACCCTAGCGCCCGTGCGCGTGGCCAGTTATGCCGCGCTCTCCGGGAAGAGCGGAGAGACGCTCTTTGATAGCCTGCTAGAGCGGTGGGCGCCGGAAGAGATCGTGGTGGTCTGCGATGAAGCTCACGCCATCGCAGATCAGAAAAGCGCGCGGACTCGGCGCGTGATCCGCCTGGCGCAAGCGGCGCCGGGGATCCGTTGGGTGATGCTCTCCGGGACCATGCTCCGGAAGTCAGTGAAGGACGCGGCGCACCTGGCGGAGCTCGCGCTACGTGAGGGCTCCCCGTATCCCGCCGCGGGCGTCTTCGGTACGCGTGACCGGGCGGAGCTGGAGCAACTGGCCGCGGTCCTGGACGTGCGCTCGGAGCCGTCCCACGGGGACTTCCGAAGCTTTGCGATCCAGCGGCTTACCAAAGGCGCCGCGCTCACGGGGACGGTGGAAGCCAAAAAAGCCCGCGTGCGGGAGCTCGCCGGGCTGGCGCTCGAGAAGACGCCCGGCGTGGTGAAGGGGGAGCCGGGGGACGTAGGCGCTTCGCTGGTGGTTGTCCCGGTGGACCTGGAGACGCCCGCGGAGATTGAAGACGCTCTGAAGACGCTGCGGAGCGCCGGGAAGATGCCGGACGGGGAGATCGCGGAAGATCCTACCACGCAGCACGCCAAAGGGCGCCAGCTCTCCGCGGGCTTCTACTACGTCTTTGACTGGCCGGACGGCGTGGTGGATCACGACTGGCTAGACGCTCGGAGCGACTGGCACGCGTGCGTCAGACGAGAGATCGAGAACCACGGAGAGCGCGGCTATGATTCTGCGCTTCTGGTTTCGGAGCGCGTACAGCGCGAGATTGACGCCGGGAAGAGGCGCCGCGCCGTTCACTCCGCCTGGATCCGCTGGAAGGTGGAGAAGCTGAAGCCGGAGCCACCGCGCCGGACGGTGGTTCTGGACCGCTACCTGGCGGAAGACGTGGTGGCGTTCGCGCGCAAGCTGAAGCGCCCGGTGGTGATCTGGTACGAGTCCAACGGCTTCGGGGAGCTCCTGAAGAGCGTGGCGCCGGAGCTCCCGCTGTACGATGCGAACAGCGTGATCCCGGAGAACCCGGCGCACCTGTGCGCGGCGAAGTGGCTGTGTCACGGAACGGGCCGGAACCTTCAAGCGTGGGATACGGCGATCATCGTGGAGCCGCCATCGGCTGGTCACCAGTGGGAGCAACTCCTGGGGCGCCACCACCGGACCGGACAGACGGCGGACGAGGTGACGTATTATGTCTACCAGCACACGCGCCCCTTCAAGCGCGCCCTGGAGAGCGCGGAGAACAAAGAGCGCTTCGCAGCGGCGGCGGGGCGTGAACGGCGGCGGCTGCTGTATGCGGACCGCGGGGAGACGGTGAAGCGATGAGCGAGCGCGCTTGTAGGCATCTAGCTTTCCGCGGCGAAATGTGCGCGGACTGCGGCGTCAACGTCTTCGATCTTCAACGTTCGGCCAGAGCGAACGAAGGCGAGAACCATTACGCGCCGGAGAGCGGTCTGGAGCGCCTGGCGGCGCGCGAGGCGATGAAGCCGATCGCCATGGACGGGCGGGAGTCTAACGACTGGCGCGGGGCCTTCGCTCCAGCGCCCAAGCCGCGCCCCGACCTGCTACCGGCGGGCGCATTGCTAGCGGCGGGCGCCGCTATGGCGGGACGCACGGACCGCGACGAACAAGATCAGCCGGGATTCTATGGGATCCCGGCGCACAAATACCGGGCGAGCCTTCTGCGCCACGTTCTGGCTTACATGGCCGGGGAGTGCGTGGATCCGGATAGCGGGTTGTCCGCTCTGGCTCACGTGATTAGCAATGCCGCGATCCTTTGGGAAAAGGACCGGCTGGGAAAGTCGAAAGACGAAAGCGAGTAACACAATGGGAATTTTCAAAGGCGCGAAAGACGTGAAGGTTCTGGGCAAAGGTCAAAACATTCTTCCGGGGATGCACCTTCTTCGGGTGAAGAAAATGATCACCCACGACAGCACCGATCCCCGCAACCGTGGTACAAGCTTCGCCGTCCATGAGTTCGAGGTGGTGAAGAGCGAGGGCGGGCGTCCGCTCTCCGCCAAAGAGGGCTCCCCGCTCGCGGAGAAGCTGAGCCGTCCGCACAGGATCGGGGACTCGGTAAGCTGGGTTTTCAAGGTGAACAGCGACACGGCGATAAGCAACTGTAAGCAGATCTGCGGCGCCGTCTCCGGTGACGAGCCGGACAGCTTCGGGGAGGAAGAGCTGGAGCTCATGTACTCGCCGGAGCAGCCCGGCGCGGGCGTTCTGGTCTGGTGTGATGCCTTCATGATCGTCACCCGTGAGAAGGGTAACGACTTCTGCGTCATCCGGTGGTCCACCGCGGACGCTTCGGACCTGGAAGACTGATTCATGAGCTGGGGAATTGTGCAGCTCCCCGGCTCCGCGCTCTGACACGTGGCGCGTTAGAAAATGGCGTATCCGTGGGCCATGAAGGCCCGCCCCTTTTTTTTCTCGCTCTCCGGTCCGCCTTCTTCCTGTGTTTGAAGGTAGGGCCGGGGAGCTCTTTTAAACACAGGAAAACCGAAGACATGAGCAGCACCGGACAACGGATCAGGTTACGAGACGACAGCTATTTTACTCCGCCGTGGTGCGTGCGTGCGCTGGTGGGGGAGCTCGAAGGCTGGGATCCGCGCACCATTTTCGATCCGTGCGCCGGGGACGGCCAGATCTTGGACGAGCTGGGCCGGATGTTTCCGGCGGCCGTACTGGTGGCCAATGAAGTCCGCGCGGAGGAGCTGGCCGGGCTAGAGCGCCTGGTGGCGCGCGCTCCGCGGCCGGGCGTCGCCATCGCGGGAGACGCGCGGGACATACTAACGCCGGATAGCGTGGAGGGCTGGATCGTCACTAATCCGCCGTTCAACCTGGCCGGGGAGCTGATCCCGCTCATGATCGAAGCGGTGAAGCCCGGCGGCGGCGTGGCCGCGCTGCTTCGGTGTTCTTGGCTGTACCCACAAAAGCGCGCCGATATACCACCACCGGCGGCGGTGATCGGGCTCGGCCGGCGGCCTTCGTTCGCGCTCGTTTGTCGCGGTGGCTGCGGTGAGCTCTCCGGCTGGACGCGCCACCGCTCCGGCGGCCGCTGTCCGCATTGTGGAGAGGGGCGCCTGGAGCGCGCCACGGACTCCGCTGATTATGCGTGGCACGTTTGGAGTGGGCCGGGCTCGGACCGGAGCCAATTCTGGATCGCGAGGGGCTACCGATGATAGCGATCGGCTTTGACACGGAGACGTGGCCTTTTGCTCCCGGAAGACAAGCGCCGCGGCTCGTTTGTGGCCAGTTCTACAGTCACCAAAACGGCGCCATTGTGGCGGCTCGCGATGACGCCGCGCGGCGCTTCGGTGAGATCGTGACGAGCTTGGAGAGCCACGATCTGGAGTTGGTGGGGCTCAATATCGCCTTTGATCTGGCCGTGATGGCTAATCACGATCTGACGCTCATGGCGCCCATTGTCGCCGCGCTCCGGGCTGGCCGCGTTTGGGATGTGGGGATCTTCGAGCGCCACCGCGCGGTGGCGCTCGGCCACCTAAAGAGCGATCCGGAGCTCCGCGGCGCTCCGCCCACGTTTAGCTTGGCGGAGCTGGAGAAGAAGTATCTGGAGACGGACCGAACCGCGCTGAAGAAAGGGCCGGACACGTGGCGCCGGCGCTATCATGAGCTAGACGGGATCCCGGTGGCGGAGTGGCCACGGGAGGCGGTGAGCTATTGCGAGGATGACGCGCGCAATCCGGTACTGATCCGAGATCTCCAGCTTGAGCGGGACGGGCTCCCGCCGCTCTTCCGTGAGTCCGTCCGCCACGCGTTTAGCTATGAGCTGGCGCGGTGCAGAGGATGGCGGACCGATGGCGCGGCGGTGGCGGACCTGGAGGCGCGCTTGCGTCAATCGGTCCGTGAGTCCATGCCCGTGTTATTGGCGGCCGGTATCGTCCGGCCGGATGGCTCAGAGAACCAGACGGAGACGAAGCGCCGCGTTTATGCAGTGGCCGGACCCGGCGCGCGGCTCACCCGTAAAGGGAAGACGCTGGAGCGCGCGGGGGAGCTCCCGGAGCCGGGGACGGACGCGTGGCTTAAGTACGTGGCCACCGACGCGGACACCCTGGAAGAGTGCCGCGGGCAAGATCCCGCGCTCGACGCGTGGACGGACGTGAAGGTGGATCGGGCGGAGCTCTCCACCTTTATCCCTAAGCTGAGGCTCGGGACGCAGTATCCGATCTCTCCGCGGTGGAATCTGATCGTGAGCTCGTACCGTTGCAGTGCGAGCCAGCCAAACGTCCAGCAACAACCCCGGCGCTCCGGCGTCCGGGAGTGCTTTGTGCCGCGTGCGGGCTACGTCTACAGTTCCACGGACTTCCACGTGGCGGAGCTGTGCTCGCTCGCTCAGTTGTGTCTGGACTTGTTTGGCGCTTCCGAGCTGGCCACCGTGATCAATGCTGGCCGCGATCCCCACCTTGTGTTTGCGGCGGACCTGGCTGGCGTTAGCTATGAGGTGGCCGCGGAGCGCCACGCCGCGCGGGACAAGCGGATCAAAGAGCTCCGGCAAGCTGCGAAAGCTGCAAACTTTGGGATCCCCGGTGGGCTTGGTAAGCGCGCGCTCCGGTCTTTTGCCAAGGGATACGGAGTGGAGCTCACGGAGAGCGAGGCCGGAGATCTTCGGGAGAGCTGGCTGGATCGCTTCCCGGAAATGCGGCTCTACTTCCGGTGGATCTCCCAACAATGCGGCGCGCTCGGCTCGTTCACGCACCACCACCCGCGGACGGGCTTTATCCGCGGAGACGTGGGCTATACGGACGGCTGCAATCACGGTTTTCAGCATCTCACCGCGGTGGGCTGTAAGGAGGCCATGGCGGACGTGCAAGAGCGGTGTTTTTTGGGAGCGCGCGGCCAGCTCTGGAGCTCATGGCCGGAGCTCGAAGCCGCGATCAAGGCTGGCGAAGAGGATCCGCTGGTGGGCTCCTACGTGATCGGGATGATTCACGACGAATTGATCTGTGAACACCCGCGCAGCGTGGCGCCGGAGGCGGCGGACCGCGTGGCGGAGCTTATGGTGGCCGCTATGAATCGCTGGACGCCGGATGTTCCGGCCAGCGCGGACGCGGCGCTTATGCCGCGATGGTTCAAGGACGCGGAGCCGGTCCGGGATGGCGCCGGCCGGCTGATGTTATGGACGCCGGAGGGAGCGGTGAGCGTATGAGACTTAAGAAGTGGCTGGACAGAGAAGAGCGCCGGGAGAGCTGGCTGGCGCGGCGCTTGGGCGTCACACGCTCGGCGGTGAATCATTGGACGGCCGGGATCTCCAGACCGTCCGCGGTGAACCTGGCGCAGATTGAACGGCTTACCGCTGGAGAGGTGACGGCGGTGGATTTTGAGCCGGAAGAGGTGAGCCCGTGAAAGTGACAGTCTGGCCGGATCGCTATGTCTCGGGATGGAACGGAGACGAGACAGACGGCCTTGTGGCGTTCCCTGTGATGGATATCGCGGACGCTCTAGCGGAGACGTGGCACACTGACGCTCACTTCGTCCCGTATTACGTCCCTGGCGAAGACGCGATCCCGCGCGTCAATCTGGGAGGCTGGCGCGCGCTTGAAGAGCTCGGGAGCGCGCCTGTTTTCGACGGCGCAGTTTTTGACGTGGACGCGCCCGGCCACCAGCGGAGCCCGGAGTGGGACGCGGCGCAGCTCAAAGCGCTGGACGCGCTCCCGGTGGAGATCTCCGATTTTGCCCACTATTGGACGCGCGGAGGCTATCGGCTCGTTTATGACTTCGGGGAGCCGGTGGAGCGCGGCCGCTTCAAGCGCCTATGGTCGCAGCTCTCCGCCCGGCTCAAGTCCGCCGGCGTGGTGGTGGACGATCTCCGGGACGTTACCCGTTGTTATCGGCTCCCCAATGTGGTCCGGGACGGCCAGCGCCAGCCGGCGGACGTGGAGCTGGACAACTTCGGACCGATGGACTTGGTGGAGCTCTTCGACGGTGACACCGGCGGCGCCGGGGACGATCACGATCCCAGCCGTCCCTTCAAGGGGGCCGATGGCGTCCGGACTCCGCTCCAGCTCCCGAAGCTGATCGAAGAGAACCGGAACGTGACCCTGATAAGGCTTGGCGGGCGTCTCCGGAATATCGGGCTGGAAGAGCCGGAGATCTTGGCCGCGCTCCGGGAGGTCGCGCGTCTTCGAGCTCCCGACTGGACACCAGAGCGGAACGAGCTGGAGCGCCTGGCGTCCAACTCCGCCAAGTTCAAGACCGCTTCACTGGTGGAGGCGGTGGCGCCGCCGGTCCCGACTGACGCGGACGATCTGAAGTTCGCGCTGGGCTCGGAGGCGGAGATCGCGCGGGAGGTAATCGAAGAGCTCCAGATCGGAGACGTGGCGCCGGTCTATGACCGAGGCAAGGTTCGGATCTATCGTCCGGCTGTCGGTACATGGGACGAGCTCCACGCCGCGGAGATCCGCGCAATCGTGGCGCGGTGGGATGGCGAGTGGATAGGAACCGGCTCATATAACCCGGACGGATCGCCAAAGGCTCGGCCGCTCAAGGTATCCAGCGCGCTCTCTAAGGGCGTGGTGGATCTGGTGGAGGTGTACTCGGACCGGCGTGGCTTCTTCGACGCGGCGCGCTTCGGGCTCACCTTCGCAAATGGCTTTGTGACGGTGGAGGGCGGCTCGGCTCGCCTGGAGTCGTTCGATCCCGATCAACGCTCCACGGACGCGCTCCCTTATGCTTTCAACGGCTCGGCGCGGCCGCTGGCCTTTGTGGATATGCTCCGCGCCTGCTGGGCCGGGGAGCCGGACCTGGCGGACCGGATCCGGCTCGTCCGTGAGTACATCGGCGCTTGTTTGCTCGGGATGGCGCCCACGTATCAGAAGGGGCTGATCTTTGTGGGAGACGGAGCTAACGGCAAGTCGACCATTCAAGAGGTGATCCGCGCGCTCTTCGATCATGGCTTTGTGGTGGCCATACCACCGCAAGAAATGGGGCAAGAGTATCGCCGCGCCATGATGGCCGGAGCCCGGCTAAACGTTGTCAATGAGCTACCGGAGGCGGAGATCATGGACTCGGAGGCGGTGAAGGCGGTGGTAAGCGGGGACCTAATTACCGCCCGATTTATCCGGGAGGCGCCTTTTACATTCCGTCCGCGGCTCGGGAATCTGTGGGCGGCCAATGCGCTCCCCGGCGTCCGCGATATGTCGCGGGGATTCTGGCGGCGCTGGCTGGTGCTCACGTTTGATCGGGAGTTTGAGCCGGGAGAGCAGGATCGCGGGCTGGCGGCTCGCATCATAGCGGACGAGCTCCCGGCGCTGGCCTCCTGGGCTATCACCGGCGCGGCCGATCTCGAAGCACGCGGCCACTATATCGAGCCCACCAGCTCCACGGCCGCGGTGGATGAGTGGAGGCTATCCGCGGACATTGTGGCGCGCTTTGTGGCGGAGAAGACCGTGGAGACGGCCACGTG